GCGTCCGTGGCCACGCCGTGCGCGTCGGCCAGCTGGCGCAGCTGCGCCAGGTCCATGTTCCGATGGATCCGCATTGTGTACCCTCCAATTGGAGGCCCTAGACTATCCAGGGCCCTCTAACGCCGGAAGCCCGGCGAGCGTTTCCGCTGGCCGGGCTGGCGGGGGCGGGGCGGGTTAGGGCCCGAAACCCGCGACCAGGATGGCCACGGACACGGGCACGCCGATCATGGTGACCGCGACGATCAGCGCCTCGAGGGCGCGATAGGCGAGGCGCATCATGGCGCGATACCCGCAACGGCGAGCTCGCGAAGCGGGCGCCAAACGAAGCCGGTGCGGTCGCGCTTCGCGGCGCGCCCTTTGGGCGCCAGCGCGACCACAACGCCGCGCGGGTCCAGGTGGCGCAAATCGTGCGCGTCGCCGTCGATCGCGGCCACGCCGCACCACTGGCGCGGCCGCTCGCCGGAAAAGACAATGGCCACGTTGTGCCCGGCAGTAAGCAAGCGCAGCGCGTCGACGTCGCGCCCGTCTGTGCGGCTGTAGGTGAGCGAATAGTTCGCCGGGAGCGGCCGCGCGAAGCGGCTGGCGAGCTTTGTGTAGTCCGTGAATTGAACGGACGGGAACGCCGCCATCATGTTGGGGTACTCCACGCCGCCGCGCATGACGCGGATGCGCTCCCAGACAATGTCCGTGGATCCGTTCAACCGCACGCAAAGCTTCAACCCCATGCGGGCGGCCTTGCGCTCGGCGAGCTCCGTGGCGCGGACCATGTCGGCGAGATACGCGGCGCGGTCCGTCATGAAGCGGCGCGCCTTGGCGATGCGGCTGGCGCGGACCGAATTGAGCTCGGCGCCCTTGGCCATGCCGGCTTGGCCACTGTGCCAGCCCAAGCAAAGCGCCTTGCAGCCTTCCGATGCGGCCGGGCACAGATTGCCCACGCCGGCCAGGTCCGCCGGGGCCATGTAGTGGATGGCGTTAAGCCAGCCGAAACCCTGCGCCTTGATGGCCTTGGGGTTGTCCATGCTGTAGATGCGATTTTGCATGGTCAGTACCCCGCGAGCTCGAGCGCGGCGAGGCCGCAGAAACCCGCCAGCGTGGCAAAGGCCATGAAAGGCAGGCCTTCGCCGGCCATGCCGCGCCAGGCGGACCATGCGAGGCCGGCGGAGAACCAAGCCAAAAGTGCGAACGCGTAGATCATCTATCCCTTCCCTGCGCCGCATTTGTGCGGTCGCGGGGCGTATGTCGCACTATGTTTCGATTATCGCAACGCTGGCCTATCGCATGGCCACCATGCGCGGATTGCATGGCTTGCGCGCGCCCTTTACATTGCGGCCATGCCCGCGCCTACGCCGCCAGCTGTTCGCGAAGCTATCTATCGCGCCGTTCTAGAAGACTTCGCCAATGGCATGCCTTTGGCCACGGCGTGCGAGAAACATCACGTTTGCGATGGCCGCATGTATGCCGCGATGCGCGATTCCGACGTCTGGCGAGACGCGTGGCGGTCGGCGAGTGAACGCCACGCCGCGGCCATGGTGCGCCAGGCGCTTGAGCTCGCCGAGACTGATCCTGATCCGGCGCGGGCGCGCAATCGCATTTCGATCAGGCAGTGGATCGCCGGCCGCATGGCGCGCGAAACATGGGGCGATCGCGTCGACGTTTCGGTCGACCAGCGCGTGTCCATCACCGCCGCGCTCGAGGCTGCGGACGCGCGCTTGCGACCTATCCGCGACCTGTCGCGCGTCATAGATGCGGAAAGCGCCGATGTATCAGCACTACCGGCGCTTACAGCAACTGATAACGAAACAGCGGCAAACGCCGCAGCGCCCGGCGACGCGTTGCCGGACCCTTTCGATTGACGCGCGGCCTCGAGCTCGAGCGCCACGCTGGCCGCGATCGCGCGCGCCGGGCGGCCTCGCCGCGCCCGGCGCCCGGCCCCCAGGGGCGGCCTCGGCCCGGCGCAAGACCGGGGTGGGGGTGGGGGTGGGGCCGGATTTTCGGCCGGCGCCGCGCCAGCCCTACCCCTCGGATTTTTTCCGTGAGCCCCTGCAACACGAATTGAGGTTCCCGCAACGTGGCCAAGCTCAGGTTCTCCGCTGCCGAGGAGCAGCAGCTGATGTCCCGCATCTGGTCGCCCGAGATCCGGGACGACCCGCTGGCGTTCGTGATGTTCGTGTTCCCCTGGGGCCAGCGCGGCACGCCCCTCGAGCATCAGAAGGGCCCGCGGTCGTGGCAGCGCGAGGTGCTGCTGGTGATCAAGCGGAAGATCGCGGAGAACCGGAAGCGCCAGGTCAACGGCCTGACGCCTGAGATGCTGAAGGACGCGACGGCGTCCGGCCGAGGGATCGGCAAGTCGTCGCTGGTGTCGTGGCTGATCCTCTGGAACATGTCGTGCAACCTCGGCAGCACGACGATCGTCGCCGCGAACACCGAGGCGCAGCTGAAGTCGAGGACGTGGGCCGAGCTTGGCAAGTGGCACACGCTGGCGATCAACAGCCACTGGTTCGACCGGGACACGATGCAACTGCGTCCCGCTGGCTGGTATCGCGACGCACTGGCACGCGATCTCAAGATCGACCAGGGGTACTACTACGCGCAGGCGCAGCTGTGGACGGAGGAGAACCCTGACGCGTTTGCCGGCGCGCACAACATGGCGGGGATCATGGTGATCTTCGACGAGGCGTCGGGCATCCCGCAGCCGATCTTCAACGTGACGGAGGGGTTCTTCACCGAGCCCGTGCTTCACCGCTACTGGTTCGCGTTCTCCAATCCCCGGCGGAACACGGGTGCGTTCTTCGAGCTCTTCCACAAGCTGCGGAACTGGTGGAACACGCGCAACATCGACAGCCGGACGGTCGAGGGGACGGACCTGGCGGTCTACCAGAAGATCCTCGACCAGCATGGCGAGGACTCGGACGAGGCGCGGGTCGAGGTCCGCGGGCTGTTCCCGTCGCAGGGGGACAAGCAGTTCGTGTCGCGGGATCTGGTGGCTGGGGCGCAGGGCCGGGCGGTGGCGCAGGATGCGTTCGCGCCGTTGGCCATGGGGGTGGATGTCGCGCGGTTCGGTGATGACCAGTCGGTGATCTACTTCCGGCATGGCCGCGATGCGAAGTCGATGGCGCCTGTCAAGTTCAAGGGGCTGGACACGGTGCAGCTGGTGTCGCGGGTTGCGGAGTTGGCCGATCGGCATCGGCCCGATGGGATCTTCGTGGATGGTGCTGGGGTTGGTGGCGGCGTGGTGGACCAGCTGCGTGCGCGGGGCTACCGGGTGTTCGATGTCCAGGCTGGTGCGAAGGCGGACGACGACGCAAAGTACCAGAACAAGCGGGTGGAGCTGTGGTCGCGGCTGCGGGAGTGGTTGCAGATCGGGTCGATCGTCGACGACCCGCAGCTGGCCGATGACCTGCTGGCGCCCGAGTACGACTTCGACGGGGCGGGCCGGGTGCGGCTCGAGACGAAGGAGAAGATGAAGGGCCGCGGGCTGGCGTCGCCTGACGTTGCGGATGCGTTGGCGTTGACGTTCGCTGCGAACCTCTCGCGGAAGGACGGGTCGTCGGCGCGCCGGCGGGTGCGGACGGCTGGGGGTCTGGACTACGCGGTGCTTGGATGAAGCTCTTCCGCGTCGTGCCGTTGACGCTGGCCGCGGCGAACGCGTTCGTCGCCAAGCACCATCGGCATCACAAGCCCGTCGTGGGGCATAGGTTCTCGATCGGCGCGGTGGACACGGTGCTTGATGAGTTGCGCGGCGTGGCCATCGTTGGAAGGCCGGTGGCTCGCGGGTTTCCTCCGTATTCGACAGCGGAGGTCAACCGGCTTTGCACCGATGGCACCAACCATGTGTGCTCGTTCCTGTATGGCGCGGCGGCCCGCGCGGCCCGCGAGATGGGTTTCGAGAAAATCATCACCTACACGTTGCCGGAAGAGGGCGGTGCGTCGCTGCGCGCGTCGGGGTGGACGCGGGTGGCCTTGACGCCCGGCGGCGAGTGGGGCTGCCGCGCGCGAACTCGGGTCACGGAGAACTCGGCCCCGAAATGGCGCTGGGAGAAACCGCTCAACGCCGTGGCGGCTGGGGGTCTGGACTATTCGGTTCTTGGCTGATACGTTGCGCTGACCGCAACAAGTTTCGGAGTTCGCCTCATGGGTGGGATGTTCGCCAAGGCGCCGTCCATGCCGCCGCCCCCGCCGCCTGCACCGACGACGGACAGCGCGGCGGTCGAGGAAGCGGCTCGCCGCGAGCGCGCTGCTCGCGTGGCGGCTGGTGGGCGCGCCTCGACGATCCTGACCGGCGGGCAGGGCGACACGTCGGCGCCTGCGTCCGCCAAGGCTGCGTTGCTGGGGCAGTGACGTGGAGCGCGACGTCGCCGCGGAGGTGATCCGCCGCCAGGAGCAGATGGCGGCCGGGCGCGTCAACTTCGACTCCCACTGGGAGGAGATCGCGGAGCGCGTCCTGCCGCGCCAGAAGGGCGCGTTCAACGGGCGGTTCTCGACGACGAACTCGCAGCAGGGCGAGAAGCAGACCGAGAAGATGTACGACGCCACGGCGGCGATCGCTCTTGATCGGTTCGCGTCCGTGATGGACTCGATGCTGACGCCGCAGAACTCGAAGTGGCATCGGCTGCGCGCCGACGACGACGCGCTGAACCGCGACGCCGAGGTGCTGCGCTGGTTCGACGAGGCGACGAACCTCCTGTTCAAGTACCGCTACGCGCCCAAGGCTGGCTTCGCGACGCAGAACCACGAGCGGCTGATGTCGCTGGGTGCGTTCGGCACGGGCTCGGTGTTCGTCGATCGCCTCGAGGGCGGGGGCCTGCGGTATCGCTGCATCTCGCTGGCCGAGCTGTACTTCGCCGAGAACCACCAGGGCATCATCGACACCGCGCATCGCCGGTTCAACCTGACGGCCCGGCAGGCGGTGCAGATGTTCGGTGCGGACAAGCTGCCCGAGCCGATCATCAAGGCGCTGGAGAAGAACCCGGAGCAGGAGTTCGAGTTCATCCACTGCATCAAGCCGCGCGACGACCTGGTCTACGGGCGCAAGGACTACCGCGGCATGCCGTGGGCGTCGATCTACGTCTCGGTGACCGGGAAGCAGGTCGTGCGCGAGGGCGGCTACCGGACGTGGCCGCTGCCCACTGGTCGCTATGTGCAGGCCCCTGGCGAGGTCTACGGGCGCTCGCCGGCGATGATGGTGCTGCCCAACATCAAGGTCCTCAACGAGCAGAAGAAGACGATGCTCAAGGTCGGGCATCGCGCAGTCGATCCGGTCCTGCTGGCCTATGACGACGGGGTGCTGGACGCGTTCTCGCTGCGCCCGGGCGCCATCAATTTCGGTGGGCTGGACGCGCAGGGGCGCAAGCTGGTGCAGCCTCTGGACATGGCGACGTCGGCGCTGCCGGCGTTCGACAAGCTGATGGACGCCGAGCGCGCGCCGATCAACGACGTGTTCCTCGTGACCCTGTTCCAGATCCTCGTCGAGACGCCGCAGATGACGGCGACCGAGGTGCTGGAGCGGGCGCGCGAGAAGGGCGTGCTGCTGGGGCCGTCGATGTCGCGCCAGCAGTCGGAGTACCTCGGCCCGCTGATCGAGCGCGAGCTCGACATCCTGGCCGCCGATGGGATCCTTCCGCCGATGCCGGCGGCCCTGCGCGAGGCCGAGGGCGAGTACTCGATCGTCTACGAGTCGCCTCTGGCGCGCACGATGCGCTACGAGGAACTGACGGGCTTCAACCGCCTCCTCGAGCAGGCGGCGACCTACGCCAACGCGACGACGGACCCGCGCATCCTCGACTGGTTCAACTTCGACGAGGCGATCCCCGCGGCGGCCGAGATCCAGGGCGTGCCGATGCGGTGGATCAATTCGATGTCCGAGGTCGAGCGCATCCGCGCTGGCCGCCAGCAGCAGGAGCAGGTCGCCCAGATGACGGCGGCGGCGCCGGGCGCGGCCGCGCTGATCAAGGCGGTGAACGCCGGGCAGCGTCCTAGCCGATGAGCCTTCGCGACTTGCTGGTGCTGCGGCACCAGGACTACGCGCGCACGTTCGACGGTCCCGTGGCCGAGCGCGTGCTGGCGGATCTCGCGAGGTTCTGCCGGGCCGGGGAGTCGACCTTCCACCCGGACCCGCGCATCCACGCCGTCCTTGAGGGGCGGCGCGAGGTGTGGCTGCGGATCCAGAAGTACCTGCGCTTGACGGCGGCCGACATCGACCGTCTCGCAAAAGAAGAAGCCGCCGGCCAAGGGAGGTGACCGGCGGCTTGGAGTTAGCGATCGGCGGCTGAAGGAACCGACCGCTTGGGAGGGAGCCCCGCCAACACGGCGTTGCGGTGCCAATATCGCAACGATTGGAGATTTCGTCAATGGCCGATCAGACTGCCCCCGCCGATGGCGGACAAGGCGGGACGCCCTCTTCCGCGCCCGCGCCGAGCAACTGGATCGAGGCGATCCCCGACGCGGACCTCAAGGGGTGGGCGCAGAACAAGGGCTTCAAGGAGCCCACCGATGCGCTGAACTCCTACCGCAACCTCGAGAAGCTGATGGGCGCCGACAAGGCCGGGAGAACCGTGGTTCTGCCGGCGAAGTGGGACGACGCGGCCGAGGTCGGCGCGTTCTACGAGAAGCTGGGCCGGCCCAAGGATCCTGGCGGCTACACGATGCCCAAGGAGGGCGTCGACGCCGACATGGCGAAGTGGGCGCAGTCGACGTTCCACGAGGCCGGGCTGACGCCGCGGCAGGCCGAGCTCGTCATCGGCAAGTGGCAGGAGATGATCGGCGGCAAGGCCTCGGCCACGCAGGAGGCCTACCAGGCGCGCGTGGCGCAGGAGTCCGAGGCCCTCAAGGGCGAGTGGGGTGCTGCGTACAACGACAAGCTGGCGCAGGCCAAGGCGGCGGCGAAGTCGTTCGGCGTCGACTCCGACACGGTGGACAAGCTCGAGAACGCGCTGGGCTTCGGCGGGCTGATGAAGTTCTTCGCCGAGATCGGCGCCCGGATGGGCGAGGACAAGATGGTCTCGGGGACGACGAGCGGGTCGTTCAACGGCGCCATGACGCCCGAGCAGGCGAGGACGGAGATCCAGCGCCTGCGCGGCGACAGCGAGTTCGTCCGGCGCTACGTCGCCGGCGACGCCGACTCCCGGATGAAGATGGAGCGCCTGCACCGCTGGGCGTTCGGCGACCAGCCGGTGGCTTGACAGCTTCGCAACATGATGTGAGGATCACATGGACCCGGAGCAGATCCGGCTGGAGTGCCTCAAACTCGTAAACCGGCACGATTGGACCGCCGACATGGTGGTCGACCGAGCCAAGGTCTTCGAGCGGTACATCCAGGAAAGCCAGGCGCCGGCGAAAGCCGGCCGCCCGACAAAGGCGATCAACCCTCTGGCATGAGGGCCGCCGGACAGCCGGGAGAGACTGGCACCCTGCCCGGGTAGGGCATGAAGACGGCCCCCGACTGGGACAAGCCCTTCGGAAACGAAGTGTCCAACCCCAACGAGGATCATCCTCATGTCCATCAATCTCCCGACGTTCTACGTCCAGCAGTACGCCACCAACATCCAGCTTCTGCTCCAGCAGAAGGGCTCCAAGCTCCGCGACAAGGTCACGGTCGGCTCCTACATCGGCAAGGCCGCGTCGCCTGTCGAGCAGGTCGGCGCCGTCGCCATGCAGCCGGTCACGTCGCGCTTCGCCCCGATGGGCCGCGTGGACGCGCCGACCGATCGCCGCTGGGTGTACCCGAGCGACTTCGACCTCCCGCAGCTGATCGACCAGTTCGACAAGCTGCGCCTGCTCGTCGATCCCGCGTCGTCCTACGTCCAGTCGGCGGTCTACGCCGCCGGCCGTCAGATGGACGACCTGATCATCTCGGCGTTCTTCGGCGATGCGAAGACGGGCGAGACGGGCGCGACGACGACGCAGTTCGGCACGACGGTGACGACGTCGGGCGGCCGCAACGTCGCGGTGGCCCATGGCGCCGCGGCGGCGTCCGGCCTGACGGTCGCGAAGCTCCGCGAGGCGAAGAAGCGCCTAATGGCGTCGCAGGTCGACATCGAGAACGACCCGCTCTGCGCCATCGTGACGGCGGCCCAGCACGACAACCTGCTGGCCGAGGCCCAGGTCATCAGCACGGACTTCAACGAGCGTCCGGTGCTGGTGGACGGCAAGGTCACGCGCTTCCTCGGCATCGACATCGTCCACTGCGAGCGCCTGGCGACCGGCACCGATGACGCCGCCGGCACGTCGCGCGCGATCCCGATCTTCGCGAAGAGCGGGATGCACCTGGCGATGTGGAACGACCTCACCACCGACATCACGCAGCGCAAGGACCTCCAGGGCCTCCCCTGGCAGGCCTACGTCTACATGACGGCCGGTGCCACCCGCCTCGAGGAGAACAAGGTGGTTCGCGTGTGGTGCCGCGAGTAATCGCGGCACTTCCCGTCCCCCTCTGAAGAAGGAACCCTCTCATGCCTGTCGTCACCACGAAGTCCGCCGCGATCACCAATCGCGACGCCACGCCCAAGGTCATCAACAACGCCCGCGTCACCGGGGGCCCTGTCCTCCGCGCCTCGGGCATCGTGTCCGCCGTCAACGCCGACTCCATCGCGTCGAAGTACATCTTCTGCTCGGTGCCGTCGAACGCGGTGGTCTCGAGCGTCAAGGTGTCCTGCCCGGACATCGGGACCACGACCGCGATGGATCTCGGCATCTACCGCACGACCGCCGATGGCGGCGCGGTGGTCGACGCCGACCACTTCGCCTCGGGCGTCTCGCTCAACGGCGGCGCGCTCAACAAGAGCGAGGTCGTCAACGAGGCCGGCGTCTACACCGTCGACGAGATGGAGCAGCCGCTGTGGCAGGCGCTGGGCCTCTCCGCGGATCCGGCCGTCATGTACGACGTCGTCGGCACCCTGACGGGTGCGGCCGACGCCGGCGGCGCGATCCTGGTCGAGGTCGAGTACACGATCTGAGAACCCGGGGAGGGGCCTTCCGGGCCTCTCCCCATCTTCCTGAGAGGACAACCGCATGGCGACCCGTCGCTACGGCATCAGCAAGGGCGAGACCGAGTTCCAGATCACCGAGGCTGTCGGCGCCGCGACGTCGGCCGACAACGTCGAGGTGACCGTCGATTTCGACGCGCCCGTGGGCAAGACGATCACGAAGTCGGAGGTCGTCCAGGCCCTCGACATGATCAAGAACCACATCATCAAGGGCAACTGGCCGCCTGCTTGATAGGAGGGCCGCATGGCCGTCTACGTCACCGAGCACCCGCTTCCGCGCGTCTTCACCGGCAACCCGCTGCCGGTGGTGGAGCTCCCGCCGCTGGCGACGCAGAAGCTGACGAACGGCGCGGCATCGGTCCAGTCGAGCGCCTTCAACTCGGCCACCCGGATGATCGGGGTCCACACCGACGCGATCATCTCGATCGCCGTGGGCGTCAACCCGACCGCCGCGGTGACCGACAAGCGCATGGCCGCCAACACGACGGAGTACTTCTTCGTCGAGGCCGGCCAGCGCATCGCCGTCATCAACAACACCTGACGATGCGTCCGCCGGCGTGGCCGCCCCGGTCCTGCTGGCAAAGTTCACTACGAAGGGGTTTTGCTGATGGCATCGGATGTCGAGATCGCCAACCGCGCGTTGTCGAAGCTCGGCGACAAAACGATCGTGTCGCTGACTGAGGACAGCAACTCCGCGCGCGCCATCAACGAGTGCTACGTCCTCGTGCGGAAGAACGAGATCCGGCGGCACCCCTGGCACTTCGCCAAGAAGCGCGCCCTGCTGGCGGCCAGCGCGACGGCGCCGGCGTTCGACTTCAGCTATGCCTACCCGCTGCCCTCGGACTGCCTGCGCGTGCTGATGCCGCACCCGGAGAGTGACTCGGTCCAGTACGACGGCAAGGTGGACTGGAAGATCGAGGGCCGCAGCATCCTGTCCGACCAGGCGGGCCCGCTGAAGATCACTTACCTCGCGGACGTCACGGACTCCGAGCAGTTCGACGCCGCGTTCGTCGACACGTTCGCCGCGCGCCTGGCCGCGGAGGTGTCGATGCGGCTGACCGGCTCGGCCGAGAAGCGCAAGCTCGCGCTCGAGGAATACCGGATGTCGCTGCTTGAGGCGCGGCGCGTCAACGCGTTCGAGCAGTTCTCGATCGAGCGCCCGATGGGCGACTGGGAGATCGCGAGGCTCTGATGCCGTCGATCACCCCACTCTACACGTCGCTGAACGCCGGGGAGTTCTCTCCCCTGCTGGAGGGGCGCGTCGACTACCAGAAGTACGCGAAGGGCTTGAAGCTCTGCCAGAACTTCGTGCCGATGGTGCAGGGACCGCTCACCCGGCGCCCGGGGACCTACTACGTCGCGGAGGTCAAGAGCTCGGCCAACCGGACGGCGCTGGTGCGGTTCGAGTTCAGCACCACGCAGGCCTACATCATCGAGTTCGGCGACCTCTACATGCGGTTCTACCGCAACGAGGCGCAGATCCTGTCGGGCGGGGTGCCCTACGAGGTCGCCACTCCCTACACGCTGGCCAATCTGTTCGACGCCAACGGCGCCCTGCGGCTCAAGTTCGCGCAGAGCGCCGACGTCCTCTACGTCGCGCACCCGTCCTACGCGCCGCGCAAGATCACGCGCACCGGCCACACGTCGTGGACGATCTCGACGATCACCTTCAAGGACGGCCCGTTCCTCACGACGAATACCTCGACCACGACTTTCACGCCGTCCGCCACGTCGGGGTCGATCACGATCACGGCCAGCGCCGCGGCGTTCGTGTCGACGGATGTCGGGCGCGTCGTCCGCATCAAGCACACGAACCTGTGGGGCAACGCGACGATCACCGGCTACACCTCGGCCACCCAGGTGTCGGCCACCGTCAACCGGGCCTTCGGCGCGGCGACGGCGTCCGCCGACTGGCGGCTTGGCGTGTGGAGCGACACGACGGGCTACCCGGCGGCGGTGTCGTTCTACGGGGACCGGCTGTTCTGGGGCGGCTCGACGAGCTACCCGCAGCGCATCGACGGGTCGTGCGTGGGCGACTACGAGAACATGGAGCCGACGAGCTTCGCGTCCGGCTCGACGACCGACAACACGGTCATCGCGGACGACGACGCCCTCGCCCTGACGCTGAACGCGAACGACCAGGGGCTGATCGTCTTCACCGTGGGCGGCGAGTGGATCGTGCGCCCGTCGAACCAGAACGAGGCGCTGACGCCGGCCAACGTCCGGGCGACGCGCTCGACCGCGTGGGGCTGCGCCGAGCCGCAGCCGGTGCGCGTGGGCAAGCCCCACATCTTCGTGCAGCGGTCCGGCCGCAAGGTGCGCGAGCTCGCCTACGTCTTCGCGGACGACGGCTTCAAGTCCCCCGACCTGTCGATCGCCTCGGAGCACATCACGCGCGGCGGCGTCATCGCCATCGCCTACCAGGCGCAGCCCCAGACGATCGTCTGGATGGTGCGCGCGGACGGCGTCCTGCTCGGGCTCACCTACGATCGCGAGCAGGAGGCGATCGCGTGGCACAAGCACGTCCTCGGCGGCGCGTTCGGCGCGGGGTCGGCCGTGGTCGAGAGCGCGGCGGTGATCCCCAACTCGACCGGGACCGCCGACCAGCTGTGGCTGATCGTCAAGCGCACGATCAACGGCACGACGCGGCGCTACGTCGAGTACCTGACGCCGTTCTTCGACGACTCCGTGGCGCAGGCCGACGCGCATTTCGTCGACTGCGGGCTCAAGTATTCCGGCGCGGCGGTGTCGTCCTTCTCTGGCCTGTCGCACCTCGAGGGCCAGACCGTGAGCATCCTGGCGGACGGCGCCGTGCGGCCCGACGCGACCGTGTCCGCCGGCAGCGTGGCGCTCGACCGCGGGACCGCCACGACGGCGGTGATCGGCCTTGGCTACCAGTCGAACATGCAGACCGAGCGGCTCGAGTACCAGAGCCGGACGGTGGCGACCGCCCAGACGAAGAAGAAGCGCCTGCACGAGATCAACGTGCGGTTCTACCGCACGCTGGGAGGCAAGGCCGGGCCGGACGCCTCGGCGCTGGAGAACGTCATCTTCCGCTCGACCAGCGACCTCATGGACAGCGCGCCGCCGCTGGCCGACGACGACTTCCGGCTGTCGTGGCCCGGGGGCTACGAGACCGAGGGCCGGATCTACATCCGGCAGGACCAGCCCCTGCCGATGACGATCCTGGCCATCGTGGCGGACGGGTGGACCGACGCATGATGGTCGTTCCCTTCCGCCCGGATCACCTCGACCTGCTGACCCTCCAGCCGGCGCAGGCCTACCTGCGCGCCAACGTGTCGCGCGGGCACGCGGAGTTCGCCGCGACGCATCCGTCGTTCAGCGGCTTCGTGGGCGACGAGATCGTCGGGTGCGCCGGGATCCTGCCGTGCTGGGAGAACCGGGCGCTGGCGTGGTCGTGGATCGGCGCGGCGGCTGGCCGGCACATGGTGGCCATCACGCGCGCCGTGCGCCAGTTCCTCGACGCGCAGCCCTATCGCCGCGTCGAGATCACCGTGGACGTCGATTTCGACGCGGGCCACCGCTGGGCCGAGATGCTGGGCTTTCGGCTCGAGGCGGTCCGCATGAAAGCCTTCCGCCCGGACGGCGGTGACTCGTCCCTGTACGCGAGGGTGCGCGCATGAGCGGCGTCGAACTGTTTGCCCTGCCTGCCGTCCTCGGCGGCTCCACCGTCACGCTCGGCACGGCGATGACCGCTGCCGGGACCGTGTTCTCGGCGGCGTCGATGTTGCAGCAGGGCGCCGCGGCCAAGGCGTCGTCGCGCTACAACGCGGCGCTGTACGAGCGCAACGCCCAGATCGCGCAGCAGAACGCGGCCTTTCAGGAGGACCGCCAGCGGCGGCTCGCGACGCAGCGCATGGGCGCGAACCGCGCGGCAATCGGTGCCAGCGGCGTCACCATGGACGGCTCGGCGCTGGACATCCTCGAGAGCAACGCCGCGCAGGAAGAGCTTGACGCGCTGATGATCCGGTGGAACGGCGCCAACGTGTCCGGCGACCTCATGTCCAACGCGGGCCTCCAGCGCGCGCAGGGCACGAACGCGCAGATCGGCAGCTACA